TATGATGCAATCAGGAGTCGCCCTGCCTCTTTCTATAAACGGGACTCGAGGCTTACAGATTTCTTTAGAATTGGCTTCAGACCAACAGGTGCTGTTTGGGGCACAAGCTGCCGCAGCAGGAGGGGGATATTATCAAGTTTCAAATTTGAGTCTATCAGGAGAGATGCTCGTCCCAGATGCTGCTACTCAACAAAAGATGAGTGTTGCATCATCAGGTTCAATTGTGTTTAATACAATTCAAAACTTGTATTCTGTTATTAATGCAAGTGATGCGACGCAAACGTATAACTTGGCTTCAGATAGTGTTCTTAGTGTTTTCCATAATTTCCTGCCTATCTCACATTCAAATAACTATTCACAAGATGGGTTTGCTACTGATATGCTGAAAAATACTGATGCATCTGGGACAGACTATGACCAAGATGTTATTCTCAAGAAGGTTTCGTTTTCTCGTGGTGGTATGAAACTTGGATTGGACTATGAACTCGATACTGAAGTCCAAAGCACTCAAGGACTTCCTCCAACAGGTGTGGTTGTAAATGCTTTGAATGCTCTCCAGCCTTATCCAAGTCTTACAAAGATGGTTAATCAACCTCAATTATATCCATTTGGAACTAAAGATGTTTCTGTTAGTGGTAGTGCCGTCCAAGAGTTTGGGACTGTGGATTCAAAGAAGAACTTTGCTATTGGTCTTGCGATGGATAGAGTGTCAGAACAAGGAATAAGTTTCAAGGGAACATCGTATTCTCTCCGTGTTCAATCTACGGCTGATGGTAAGAGTCCTATGTCTGTATTTACATATTATCTTGCTAAAAATGTTCTTCAATATTCTCCTTCTGGAATTATGGTTTCATCATAAATTTTAAAAAATTTTAATATATATTTATATTAAAATGTCTTCTCTACCAGCTATTTTAAGCGTTGCTACTCTCCCAACAATAGAAAATATGAGTATATCTACACAGATTTTAGATCCTATTACTATTACAGATAGTGTGGCTGTGTTCCAAATTCCATCAGCAGGAATTCTTGATGCTGGAAGTTTCGTACAACTTGGCGTTACCTGTAGTGCTGATGGTGAGTTTTTCTTCCCTCTTGCTACAGGCGTTCATGCTATGATTGAAAAAGCACAATTAAAAATTGGTAATCAGGTCGTGGCTTCAAATACTGAATATGCTACTTATACGACGGCTCAACGACAATTTGAAAGCCCAGAACATCGTGCTTATGTTGATATGGTAAAGTCTGGATGTTGTGGTGATAGATTTGCCATTAGTGAGAGCGGTAGGATTGCATATCGAGACTTGGATGTTGTTGTTGGTGCTACTGCTGTAGATACGGCTCTATCAGTCCCAGCAGAAATTAAGCCCACGACGAGTGATGCTACTACGCCTCTGTTTAGTGTTCCATTATCGACTTTGATTCCTATGATGCGTTCTCGTCAGCTCCCTTTGTTTGCCATCAAGGAGCAGGTCTATCTTGAACTTACATTTGCTTCTCAACTTGTGGCAGGAGATATCGGTAAGGTTTGTTGCCAATCCCAAACAAGCGTGGCTGATCCTAAAATTTCAGTCTCTAAACCAAATATAAAATTCATCTTTGATGCTTTGTATTACACCGATGATGCCATGAACTCTGTGATGGCACAGGCTGGTAGCGAAGGAGGATTGCCTATGCTTTACGAAGACCAGATTGTGACCAATACACAAGTCCCTGCAACTTCAACTGGAGCTGGTATTGAAGAAAGTCAGGTTATTGAACGAGAGGTTCAGGTGTCAGGACGAGTTATTCGTTCTCTACTTATTCAAGAAAAGAATTCTGGAGAAAAACATAAGTTCTTGGGAGATTATATCTCAAGAGATACAAAAATCCCAGCAGAATTGAACTTCCGTATTAACGACCAAAGAGTGTATGATCGAGACTTACAACTCCCTACTCGTAAATATGATGAACTCTCTGGAGTTATGGGACGACCACTTATGATGCCTTCTCAATTGTATTCTTATGATGCAGATACAGATAAAGCAAGTGTAACTCAACCATTTAATCAGCAATCAACTTTTATTGGTAAAATTGAAGGACATCAACTCCCCGCTGCCGATAATACAAATGCTCTTGGAGATACTGACATGAGGGCAACAAGCCACTATGAAGGTTTGGATTTGACAACGTCAGGATTGAACTCTTTAGGAAATGGGATCAGACTGGGCGTGAAGCCTCTCCGTATTCAAAAGAAATACCTTCGAACTGCTGATGATAAGTCTGCACGAGAAATGAAGGTGTTTGCTTCTGTTGAACGTGTGATGTTGCTTAAGAAAGGTGAAGTAACTTTGAGCGAATAGAGATTTAATAGTTTTTAATATATATGATATATTAAAAATGACTGACTATGTTATGTTAGAATGTAATAGACTACGAGGTAGGCAATCCTATAATCCTTTTAATGAGAAGACTGACGAATATAAGAACAGATGGGTTAATAATGTCTCTTCTTATGGTATAACTATTAACAAAGGTGATATTATAAATGTTGAATCTGTAGCAGTAAATACAAGTGGAACTATTCAAGATACAATTGAAATTTTAGCAGATGAGAATGAAGATGGAGTTATGGATAATACAATTGGTCTTGAATTCTTGTATTATATCAACAACTCTGGATATTCAGGAATACCTCTACCTTTATTGAATATGACTACTTATATTGGTTATGATAATTCTACTCTCACAAATGCCAACAATTGCAGGAATAGAGGACTGGGTGAAGTCAATTTAACTGGATATAGTACTCTTCCAGGCACAGAATATAACGACAAAGAAATAATGCCTAAACAACACTATAATAATGTTGCTGTTAAGGTAATAAATGGATTTGTAGATCCTTTGCAGGAAACCACGAAGTTCGAGGAGAACTCATTATATACTACGAGCGACCATGATACTATTAATCCAAGAATAACAATCAAAGCAGAAAAAGTAGATGGTGGCGCTCTTGTCTATTATAGTATATCCTCATTAACACTCCTTCCAGGAAATTTTAATCCAGGTCTTCAACAAAGAAGTATCATGATTAATTCAACACAACCAGATTCTGGTGGAAATCACGCAATTATCTTAATATATCTTGCTGATACGAGTGCTTGGACTAAAAACAATATTCAACCAGACGGACGTCGATATTATCCAGCAAATAAAAATTGGACTGGGTGTTGCGTAAGTTCATATACAGGTATGCCTCCAGATGACCCTCAATTCAATTATCTTGTAAATGATTTAACGCCGTATTATAGTCCTCGTGCAACATCAACACAGGTTACAATCCCGTCTGGTTTATCAAGCCCCCAAAATCTTACAACACTAATTACAGAGAAACTGCAGAAGCCTTATCGTGCGGATTTACAAGACAACGAATTCGTTGATTTATCAGGTTTTGAATCTCCAGTTGTAAATACACAAGTGAGTAAAGCGATGAGTTGTAATTTCAACTATCAAACATCTCCCTATGACGACACAAGTTCTCTAACAGGTGTTAGAAACCTTTTCTATTCAAATATAGCATTAGAAAACCCACAGAAATGGGAGGGTCTTCAATTCAGTCGTCAATTCTATTACGGCATTAATAATGATGACACACGAAACGAAATCAATTCAGGTAATCAACAATCAAACGGAATTGGTGATTTTGGAAATCAGGAAATTGGTGAGTTGGGTTTGAATATGTGTATTACACGAGTATTCCCTAATAACAATAGCCTCGTAACTATAAATAATGGACAATTGATATTGACTAATGTTTATTTTACTGAAGACAATATAAGGAACATATCTTTAGGATTTAGAAAAGCAGAAAAATATTATGGAGATTCTAACTTCACTCCTAACTCTAATGATTATAAATCAAGTTTAGGTGTAAGTATGGATTTAGGTTTATATTACGACCAAGCATCTAATCCAACTTTGAAAAACCCTAATAATCTGGCTCTACCAGGACAACGATTTAGATTTAATACTGGACGAGAAGGGGCGTCTCCAAATATAGTAAGACTCGTAGATAGTCCGTCTGTTTGTTTAGGGTCAATACCGCCATATTTTCCTTCTGACAGCACTAATAATGACGAACAGCAATTGAGTAGTATTGTAGTTAAATCGAGATATACTACAGCAATAGACTATCAAGAACTCTATACGCATCTAACAAACGCTGGGGGAGATGATATGAAAATAGACCCATCTACATCATTCGATGAAGTGTTTAATAATAGTTGGAACAATCAAACAATCGATTATTTTAAGGCTTTAGCAATCAAATACGATTTGGGTGTTGTGCCTGTTTTTCCAGATACAAGTTCAGGGGAATATTATAAAAGTGGAGGAAAGCCTTATATTGCGTTCGTTAATCACATAACAACTAATACAAGTAGAACTTTGCAATACAACAAGTTCTCAAATCTTTATTGGAACATAGACGAGCAAAATATGCCTTATGGAATCCAAATGGGGTTAGATTCCTCGTTCATACGAAATAAGGCTATGGTCATGATAAACAACACATTTTCAAAAGACTTAATAACCAATGGTTTAAGCG